GCGTTTGATGCCTACCGTGATGCAAGCGGTAGCTTCTAAATAACCCGCCGCCCCTTCGGGGGCGCACTCAACCGACAGACCAACAAGGAGCAACAAAATGCCAACACCAGAACGCTGCAACTGCGGGAGCGAGGACTGCCCCCGCTGCTACCCCCTGAACCGCAAGCGCGCAGAAGTCACCGAGCGCGACCGCGCCGACGCGCTTACCGACATCGTTGAAGAAGTTATGGACTACGGCCGCTACCCGCGCAGCGGTCGCGCGCAGGTAGACCTTTACGAGTTCGTTGCCGAGCACTTGGATACCAGTTTCGCGTTCGAGCTGGTGGTCGCGGTATTGAGCAGTGATCAAACTACAGTGCAGGCACGCATCGATCGCCTTTACGACCAAGTACAGGAAATGCTCAAGAAACACTATATCGATACCGACATTGTTGAAGAACTCGCGCAAGAAATTGCAGAAGCGAGCGAAGAATGAACTTTCTAGAAATCACAGGCGCGGCCGCGTGCGCCATCGCAACACTCGCGGCATTTTGGGTATTTATCGTTCTGTTGTTTAGTATTTAATCGGAGGATTTATGGCAATTAATCTACAGGCAATTTCCCGCAACACCACGCTGCAACCGCCCCGTATCATGGTCTATGGCCCCCACGGGCTGGGCAAGACTACCTTTGGCGCCAGCGCCCCCAACCCGATTTTTATCCTGACCGAGGACGGGCTGGGCAGGTTGGAGGTAAATCACTTCCCGGTTGCCAAAAGCTACAAGGATGTGCAAGAAGCGTTGACTGCGCTCAAAGGTGACCACGACTTTCAGACCGTTGTGATTGACTCGCTCGACTGGCTGGACAACCTGATATGGGAACAGATTAACGGCCAGTATGAAGCCAAAGACTTGGCCTATGGAAAGGGTGCGGTGATTGCTGCGGATCTCTGGCGCAAGGTGCTTGAGGATCTGACCGTCCTGCGCGCTAAAGGCATGGCCAGCATTCTGCTGGCGCACTGCGAGATCAAGCGTTTCGACAGCCCCGAGGTTGAGCCATACGAAAGGTATCAACCCAAACTGCAAGCGCGTAGCAGCGCCCTGGTGCAGGAGTGGTGTGACATTGTAGGATTTGCCAATTACAAAACCATCGTCAAATCCAGCGATGTAGGCTTCAACAACAAAGTCAGCCGCGGCATCAGCACTGGAGAGCGCCTGCTTTATACGTCGGAGAAACCGGCCTACCTTGCTAAAAACAGATATTCACTACCCGATTCACTGCCGTTGGAATGGTCAACTCTGGCAGACGCAATGATGACCACAACCGAAACACCAACCAAAACCAAAGGAAAATAATCATGGCCGCACTCAATTTTAATGCCGCAGCAGTAGAACCGCAGCAATCGTTTGACGCTTTGCCTGTGGGACGTTACGAGGTAATCATCACCGACAGCGAGATGAAGGACACCAAAGCCGGCACTGGCCAATACCTGCAGCTGACGTTCTCCGTTACTGGTGGCCAGCACGACGGCCGGAAACTCTGGTCCAGGCTCAACCTGGTTAACCCCAACGCAACCGCGGTGGGCATTGCCGAGCGCGAGTTAAGTGCTATCTGTCACTGCGTCGGCATCATCACGCCGGCCGACTCCGAGGAGCTCCATGACCGCCCCCTCATCGTCGATGTGATTCAGGAAATCAATCCGATGTCTGGCCAGCAGACAAACCGCATCAAGGGTTACGCACAGGCAGACGGATCGCCTGCGGCTAGCAAACCGGCACCGAAAGCCAAACCCGCGGCACCGGCAGGCTTTGCTGCTGGCAAGGTTCCGGCAGCGGCACCCTGGGCAGCTCGTAAGTAAACTAACCCGCTGGGGCGGCAACGCCCCGGCGTCATCGGAGGATGTATGGCAGAGATACCAGAAACGCAAAACAGCACCAGAACCGCCATTTTTAAACACTACGAGCAGGCTGCCGACCGGCATGGCCGGCCGCACCTCGGCGCATCTGAGATCGGCCACGAGTGCGACCGCTACCTGTGGCTGTCATTCCGCTGGGCAAAGCCGGACGACTTCGATGGCCGGATGCTGCGACTGTTTGACAGCGGCAACCACCAGGAACCGCGGCTTATAGCCGACCTGCGGAATATTGGTGTAGAGGTATGGGATAAAGACGCAGACGGCAACCAGTGGCGCTACAAGGCCGCTGCCGGTCATTTTGCCGGCAGTCTCGACGGCGTTGGGCTGGGCTTGCCGGAAGCGCCTAAGACGCCGCATTTGTTGGAATTTAAGACCGCAAATGCTAAGTCGTTTGCGACGATGGTAAAAAAAGGCGTAAAGGAAGCCAAGCCGCAGCATTACGTGCAAATGCAAGTATACATGGGCTGGGCTGGCCTGACGCGTGCCATGTATATCATGGTCAACAAGGACACCGACGACATTCACGCCGAGCGCATCGAATTCAACAAGGACGCATTTGACCAGGCGATCCAGCGTGCCGAGCGCATCATTACAGCGCCGGAGCCCGCGGTCACGCTGGCCGAGGATGCCACAAACTTTACCTGCAAGTTCTGCCAATTTAAGCACCACTGCTACGGCACAGAGGCGCCGGTCGTGAACTGCCGAACCTGCGCCCATTCAACCCCGGAGATGGACGGTGACGGCCGCTGGTCATGCGCGCAGGGCAAGCCCGATATGGACGTAGCCGCCCAGCGCGCCGGCTGCGGAGAGCACCGCCACATACCGACCTTGCTCGGACGGTTTGCGGAGCTGATGGACGCCAGCGCTAACAACCTGCTTACCTATCGCCACAAGCTGACCGGCGCCGAGTTTCAACAACCGGTCTACAGCAGTCATGACATAACCAACCTGGCCGATAAAACAATGCTGGGTGACGCCGGGCTGACCGCCATCAAGACAGAATTCGACTGTGCCATAAAAGCCCCGGCAGTTGATCCGTTTGCAGACATGATCGACGATCTGCCGTGGGAAAAAGCCGCCACGGTTAAACGTGCCAAAAAGGAAGCCGCAAAATGAAAAACGATTTACCGGAGGAGCAGGAAACCGACAACTGCCCGTTATGCGGCAACGACACGCTGGATATGGGTTACGGCCTAGCCGGTGGCGGCATTGGCGTTTACTATTTTTGCAAAACGGATGGGTGCAGCTATTTTCATAAAACTCAAGACGGAGCCGCAAAATGAGCAGCAACGCATTTAACCAATTAGACCGCGAATATACCGAGCGCGAGGATTACCTGGCTAACAGGGCAGAGGAGCGCATGACGGTAATAAACGCTTGCCCGTTCTGCGGCCACGACGACGTTGAAATTGACGAGATAGAGCTGGGCATCATTGCGATATGCTGTCCCGAATGCCTGACGATCGGACCGCACCAGGATGGCGCCCAGTCTGTCGAACTGGCCATCGAAAAATGGAACCGGAGGAAATAATGACACTAACCCAGTTTAAAGTGATTTTGGAGAAGTTCATGTTAGCCCGAGGCCGTTACATGAACTCGCCCACCAGCACGACCGCAAAAAAATGGAAAGATGCCGATTTGGAATTGGCTAATGCTTACGCTAAATACATGGAGACCCGGAAATGATCCAAACGAACGACGAAAAAGTAGCGGCAGCTATCGCTTATTTGCGCTCGCGTGACAAATACTTGTTAGATGGTTGCGTGTGGGTGCCGACCACGGCAGAGAAGACTGACGTTCGCCAGACGATGCAGCAGTATCGGGAGGCGATGAAATGAAAGCCATTGTGTGGGCGGTTGTGTTTTGCTCAACGCTTTCGTTTGTTGTCGGTGTGGTTAACGGGACGATAGCGGCAAATAAAATAGTGATGAAGGAGTGCGGGAAATGAGCGAATCTAAATTTAAATTTGTGCTTACGCTAACCGGCAAAAGCAAGGCAAGCCTTGAAATGAGTGGACTGGTCAGCGGGACTGCAAAAGATGCAATCCTTAAAATACTGCTAGATGATTCTCGGTCGGACGTTACGCAATCATCCCTTCGGCCACCTGCTTAACGTCAGCAACCCGGCGCAGCCAGCCTTTGCCGAATACGTCAAAAGTCTGCAAGCCACGATAGAAGTGCTCTTTTGCCGCGCTGAATTTGTCTAGAAACTCGTCAGGATCGGCATTGACCGCCACGCCGAGTGTCCCCCTGCCGATAATCCCGTCGGCCGTGACGCCCAAAGCGGCCTGCAACAGCTTGGCGGCCCGGTTGGCGCCCATGTTTACTGCCGAATCAAATACCGCGTAGTCGATTCCGCGCGGCAGGTCGTCGCATTTGCAGGCGTCCCAGTACTGCGCTTTGTATAGCGGCGCGACCAGCTCGGGCGTCAGCGCACGCATCTCGGCCACATCGACCGGATGTTTAACCCACGCTTCCCATACCTTTTTAGTCACTCCAAGCATGGTCACGCCGCCAGGGTCGGCGTTGTGGTTGGAAAATCCACCTTCCGATTTCAGCACCAGCGCCAGTGACGCCGGCCAGTTACTTAGCATCTTTCTTGTCTTTCATATTCATAATCTTTTCCAGTGTCCGGCCACCAAAATAGAAGGACATTATCAGCATGCCCCACTGGCCGAGAAGCTGCACATACTCGGAATTCACCTCAATC